ACCGCTCCCGCCTACGGAGTATGGCGACGTGCCGCTGCTGTACGCGCCGAAGAGACCTTTGTTTTTCGGCGAAAACAACATGTCGGCGTATTCCGGGTCGAGGCCAGACCTAACCAACCCGTCGTTTAGATACGGACCTACCTGTTGCATACCGTAAGCCGTACCGCCCGCTATAGCAGCGTTTAGCGCCAAATCTTCGGTGCTTTTGTCCTGCATCGTTCCGCTCAGAAACGAACCCATAACCGCTCCGGCGGGGCCTCCCAAGACGGACATACCTATCGGCAGGACATAGTCCCGCCCGATGTCGGCGATCGTCTGACCTGCTTGCTTCAGGAAACTCGGCGTATAAGGCAGGTCGTAAGCAACGCGGTTACCGGAAGCGTCGGTGATTTCGTAGTTGGCGATGTTGTTACCGCCACCGTAAAGACTGTCCTTCATCGGCGCGGTGCCGGTAGTGGACAGCCCCATCGCCATCTTTGCTATGGCCTGTATCTGCTCCGGCGTGGAGGCCTTGTAAGTCTGGCCAGTGGCCTTGTTCGTTAAAGTGTAGGTGCCCCCAAACGGAAGGCGCGCCACGTCGTACACGCTGGGGTCGCGGCTGCCGCCGTAGCTGCGGACGTCCACGCCCGGTCTGAACATGCTCTCGGTGATCGTCGGGTTCTGCGCCATGTAGGCGCGAACGGCTTCTTCCGGCATGTACTCGGTGCGGATCTCGTCCGAGGCAGGCTGCTGCACCTGCATGGGCGTCAGGATGTCAGGACGATCAAGGCCGACGTTCTGGCCGGCATACTTGCCAACCAGCGCAGCGCGCTGCGCCTCAAGCTGGTTGAGATAGTCCGTGACCTCGGGCGAATAGCCAGCTTGCGAGTAATCGTAGGCCATCAGCCGGTTCCTTCAAGCATTGGATACGCCCGCATCGCCCACTCGCGCCAATCGTCGAACTGATAAGGATTTGGAAGGTTGCGCTGCGAAAAAGGTGTCGCGCGTACAAAACCTACCGCCCAGTCTTGCCAGCGACTTTCGTCCTCGATACGACCGAAAGACCAAGCATCGCCGACGGAAAGTATTACACTATCCGCCCAGTCCCGCAAAGACATGCCGCGAGGGTCGATCATCCGATCACCGTGCCGTCGGCAGGCTGCAGGTGCGCCAGCACAAGGCCCATCTGATAGTCGCCGCCGAGCGTGTTGCTCTCGAAGTAGAAGCGCAATTCCCGGCGCTGTTCCTTGAAGTATATGATTTGTTCCTGCGGCGTCTGAGGCGTCTGGACGATGGTCTTGCTCTCGCCGTTGACCTCCGGCGCTCTGGCGTTGGCGCGGCCCCTGATCTGCATGGTCATGTCGCCCGACTGCACGAAGTCGGGTTCGACGATAAGCACTTGAAGCGCCTTGTTAATCTGCTGCTGGACCGGCATCGAAATGTCAGCCGTCTCGAAGTAGGACAGGATGGGCTGCAGGCTCTGGCCGTTGATGGCGTCGGTGCCGACTTCATGGATCCAGAAGTTGTAGGGCTGGGTGAAGGTGACGCTGAACTCGGCGTCGGACCCCGAGCCGCCTGTGGCGGGCGTCGGGTCAACCGGGAGGACCGTGTAGTTGCCCGCATTGGTGATCTCGACCGTGTCGATGACGCCGGCGGTCTCGCCCGTAACCGTCAGCTCGACGGGGATGGCAAACTGGCCGCCGGAGAGCGTCAGGACGTCACCCGCCGTGTACCCGGTGCCGCCGTCGTCTACGGCCACGCTCTGGGCGATGTAGTTCTGCGGCTGGATGCCGGCCATCAGGGGCTTGCGGAAGACGGTGGCGAAGGAGCCCGCGCTGCGGCCGCCCTCGGGCAGCGGCGTGTCGTACCATGTGTTTTCGCGCACATTGTAGACCACCGCCCAGTTGGGCTCGGTGGACGTGCCAAACGGGAAGCAGAACCAGATCTCGCCAAAGCGCGGCACCTTGGTCGCGAAGACCTTCTGGCGGTACTGGTTGTTGAGATTGTCGAAGAAGAAATTGATGTTGAGGTTGTTCTCGACCTCGCGCACGACGCCGTTGAACATCAGGAAGCGATCCGTGCCGACCCAGTAGAAGATGCCGTCGTACTCAATGACCGACTGCGCCGACAGGATCGAGCTCTGCGTCGAGATCGTGTCGAACTGGAATATCTCGGTGCTTCCCACGAACGACACGCGGATCAGGCTGTCGGCGGACCAGAACAGACCCGAGGGCGCATTGCCGGGGCCGCCGCGCAGGGCGATGCCGCGCACGATCTTCTGGCTGGTGATGTTCGCAGAACCTGATCCCGCGCCAGTGTAGTCGGCAGGGTCGCCGGGCACCGACCACGCGACGTAGCCGTCATTGCCGAAGATAAAGGTGTACGGGTGCAGCGTCACGACGCCGCCAGTAAGACTGACCCCGGCCGGCAGCTCTCCGCCGCCAGTCGTGAGTTCCGTAAGGGCGCCGGTGCCGAGAAGGTCGCCGATAAAAAGCTGCCCGCCCTCGTCGTTGCAGATGCAATTCAGGTTTGGCGCGACTTGCGCAATGATCTGCAAAGCAGACCCGTCGTAGTTGGTGTCGAACTGCCAGAGGTTTCTGACGTCTGCCGTCAGGGCCGATGGCGTGCGGTCCACGATGACAGACGTGTTGTTCGAGCCGTCTATGTAGAACCGCTCAACCAGATCGGCCGACCCGGCGTGAACATAGGTAAGCTGGTTTTGCGTGTAGACGTACAGGGAGCGGACCAAGCCCTGCAGGTACTTGTTGATCGCCCGGTAGCCGCCCATCTTGCGCGGCAGGCCGCGCTGAAACCGCACCCAGCGTCCGTCGACGTAGTTATCGCCCTCGAACTTGGTGCCGTCGCGCTTGATGCCCGGCTGAGACGCTATGCGGACGATGTTGTCAGCCATTAGCTGATCGCCACCGCAAAGCTGTAGGCGTCGTCGGCGCCGATCGCGCCGATGGCCGTGCGCGCCACGGCGGGGCTGGCCGCCTCAAAGACCGCGATGCCCGTCGCCGTGCCGCCCAGATTGATGAGCGCGCCGCCGGCAGACGTCGCCCCGGTGCCGCCGTCGGCGATGCCGATCGGCGTGGCGATGCCAGCCGTGGCCGCGTTCACCACCTCGGTGCCGTCGCAGTAGTAGATGCCGCGCGCGCCCTGAACGACGTTGGCGGGTGTTGCTTGCGCGGCCGTCGCGAGGCCCAGCGAGAAGGAGCCGCTGGTCGAGTTATCGACCCAGTATTGCTGCGTGGTGCCGGGCACCTCGATGACCATATCGGCAACCAGCGTGCCGATGAACTTGTAGGCGATGCGGTTCAGCTCGGCGCCGCTCAAGACGTAGGGGCTCGTCTCGCTGGTCAGGTCGATCGACGTGTAGTCAAAGGCAAACACGGCGTCCTGACCGAAGCCCACGGTGTACCAGCCGATGCCGTCGCTGTTGACCACGGCGCTATCGCCGGGGCGCAGAACCAGTGTCGAGCCGCCGTTGATCTGCTCGGAGCCAGCCGGGTCGATGGTCAGGTTGCCGGAGCCGCTGTTGCGCGCCGAGAGGAAGAAGCCGTTGCCAACGGTTGCCGCCGCCGGAAGGGTGAGCGTGCCGACGCCGCCCTCCCAGACGTACAGGGCCGCGCGGTCAGCCGCGCCCGCCGTGTAGTTGGCGTTGAACGTGACCGTCGGATACGCCTGCGACAGCACGCTGCCCTGCGCCACGAGGCCGTAACCGGCGAGGGCCGAGGCCTGCGCCTGCGCGGTCGCCGCGCCGTAGCGGAACGTGCGCCACGAGCCGGCGGCGGTGGTGTTGTCGGTTAGGTAGATCTGCCACTGCTGACCCTGCTGGATCGAGATCAGGGTGGAACCCGTGCTGCTCTTGATCGTGATGGTGTCGGGGCCGAGGTTGTTGAAGAGCGTGGTCTGGCCCACGCCAGTCTGGTTTCCCGGCGGCATGAAGATGGAGTAGGCGCCCGTCGGCGTCACGTCGATGATGCGAGCGGCGACATCCGGCCCGGTGTTGGCCTCCAGCGGCCACGACAGGGTCGTGTCTTCCGTAAGGGCCAGCGACAGATAGGACACGTTCGACGGGTAGATCGTCGTGCCGCCGAAGACCTGCGTGTAGACGGACATTTAAGCCTCCTTGCGAACCGTCGAGCGGTCCAAGATTTTCTTGAGATCTTCGCCGTTCAGCATGGCCGCGGCGCGGTCGTACATGGTCTGCCAAACCTGTATGCGCTCGTCGTTCTTGAGGAACGGCGTGGCCTCCAGAAGCGACGCATACAGGAGCAGCTCCGGCGCGTACTCCGTAATCCAGTTGGTCTGAACCTCGTCGCTCAGAAGCGGCGGCAGCTCATAGTACAGAACCTCGAAGGGGTACTCCGCATCCGGCGAGGGCACGATGAGCCAGTGGCTGTAGTCGTAGTCGCCGTAGAACTGCGGCGTCCCAGTCTGGGTGCTGTCGGGCCAGTAGCTGCGCAGATACTCGTAGCCGCGCGTGAAGAGGAACTTGCGCGTGTCGTTGTTGGCGCCCGTGCCGACGTTGATGCTGATCGTGTCGCGCCAGCGATCCGGCTTGTCGTAGACCGACAGGCCGACGCTCATGGTGCCCGTGACCACGTTGATGAAACCCTGAACCTTCAGCTCGCGGGCGATGCGGCGCTCGGCCAGATTTATGAGGCGCGGGATCTGCTCATAGACCACGGCATCCGAGGCCAGCGTGGCGCCGCGCTCAAGATAGCGCCGCATGTCCTGCTGCAGCGTCGCGAAAGTCGTTGTGGTGACGGAAGTCATTTATCTGCCTTTCCCTCGAGCTTGTCGAAGATGCGGGCCAGCATGTGCTTGATCTCTTTCATGTCATCGCGGTAATCGTTCCGCGAGACATAATCGTGCGGGAGGCTGCGGATGTCTTTATCCAGCCGCTCAACGGCACGATAGATATTGTTGAGTATCCAGCCGCCGAAAAAGGCGGCGACGCACACGGCCAAGTTGAACAGAACCTGATAATCCATGGTCACTTCAGGTTCCGCAGCTTGTAGATGGTGCTGAGGTACACATCGCCCAAGGCGTCGATCAGGTTGGCCACGGCGCGGTTGCCCTTGCAGATCTCGTCATGGTGCTGCTCGATCCAAGCCGCCTCTGCCTCGAGGTGCTTGAGGATGTCGTTGTCGCTCTTATCCGGCGCCGGGATCGTGCCGACCAGCTCGAACGCGCCCTGATAGGCTTCGACGATGTTGTCCAGAGCCTCGATCACGTTATCGTAGAAGTGGCCCAGAGCCTTGTGCTGGGCGTAGGACTTGGTGCGCCAGTGGTTCCAGTGCGCCAGATTACGGCTGTGGAATACGCGGCTGATAAGGACTTCAATCATCACTCACTCCCGATGGGCAGGAGGGCTGCTTCAGCCTCCCGCCTCGTGACAAGACCCGGTAGGATGCGGCCCCCGCCGCGAACCCACTTTCTCAACTGCTCTCGCGCCCCGGTCCAGTCATGGGAGTTTACTTTTCGGCGCAAGGTGCTGGTCTGAAGTCTACCAGTTCCGAGATTATAGCAGAAGTCCACCAAAGCGTTGACCGTTTTGACGTCCCCCCGGATCGACGGGCAAAACCGCAGGACCGCGGGCAAATACCGATGCCGCAGCTCGGCCTCCATCAGCGTGTGGGCGTCTTCCTTGCTGATGGGCGGGTCCGCCAGCGTCACGGGCCTGCCGTCGGCGTAGTGCGTCGAGCCGTAGCCGATCGTGGCGATACCCGCCGGGCACAGGTAGGGCTTGGCCCGGAACCCCTCGAACCGCTTCACCAGCTCAATCGTCAGGGTCAGGTCCATCAGATACCGCGCTTGGCCAGCGTCCGGTCAAGGATCCAGTAGTTCACGACGCCCGACAGCAGGGCCATGTCGTCAACGGACCACAGCTTCGGCATGACATCCACGAAGGGGGCGCCCATGCGCATGGCGTCCCACGCCAAGCAGATTTTTACCAGTCCGTACAGGAGCAGCATGTAATACGTCATAACCGGCCGCACGGAGGCGGACAGGGCGGCAGCCCAGCCGCCGGCGGCCTTCACCATCTCTGTCTGCTGGACGATGGCCGCCTGCAGGGCGCCCATGGCGCCGGTGTCGAGGGTGGACTCCCGCGCGGCGCTGATCTCGGACAGCTTCTGCGCGCCGCGGTTCTTCTCGAGGTCGCACTGCTTGTCGAACATCGACAGTTCGTGGGTGCGCTCGTTCTTCTTGTCGAAAGACTTCAGAACCTCCGGCACGAGGCGAAACACGCCGCCCAGCAGGCTTCCGAAGATGCCGCCTCCCAATAGTTCAAACATTTGCGTTTCTCCTTTTATGCTGCGGTTTCAATGGGTTGCGAGATGATCTCGAGGTTCTTCTGCAGGCGGGCGTCGGCCGGGTTGTGCGCGACGGCCAACTGCGCCTGCTCGGCGGCCACCTCGCGCAGTCCCAAGTGCCACGCGGCGATGCTGGCCAGATCGTGCGGCTGGGCGCCCCAGACCTCCGGGTCGCAGGTGTAGACCATATCCCGATCCCGAATGGCCAAGGCGCGCATGGCGGCCGCGTAGCTCTCCGCCCAGCGGCCTTGGCGGTACGTCAGGAGGGCCATGGCGCACCACGGCTCGCGGGTGTTGGGGGCCTCGGCGCAGGCCCTGTGGTAGGCCGCCTCGGCGTCCCACGGCCTGCCCAGCTCCTCGTAGCACTTGCCCATGACCCGGTAGGCGTAGCACCGCTCATTATGCCAAGTGGCCGCGGGCAGCTTCAGATACCGCTCGCAGGCGGCTATGGCGTCGGCCCAGCGCCGGTGGAAGGACAGCTCGCGCGCGTAGTAGAAGGCGTTGCGGGGGCAGGCCGGGTCTTCCTTGACCGACAGCTCCAGCAGGTCGAGGTACTGCCCCCGGCTCTTGGTCGGGTCGGGGTGGTGGCTGACCAGCAGCATATCCGTGTCGGCCCAGACCTCCTTCGTGCGCCCCTCCGGCACGGGGTACTCGTGGCAGGGGTGGTGCCACAGGTAGCCCTTGCGGTGGTGGATCTTCTCGTACTTGAACTTGATGCCGCAGCCCCAGTCGAAGAAGTAGCGCAGGCGGGTCGTGTCGTCCTTCCAGACGCGCTCGATCTCCTCGCGCCAGCCGGGCTCTAGAACCTCGTCAAGGTCCAGTGAGATACAAACATCAGCATCGCCCGGTATAAGCGCCAAGGCAGCATTGCGAGCAGTATCAAAGCGCCAAGGGCTGATGCAAATACTATGAACAGCAGCACCACAGCTCCGTGCAGTATCCACTGTCCCATCCGTGCTGCCAGTGTCTGCAATGACGACATAGTCGGCCTCTTTGGCTGAGTTGCAGAACCGCTCGACGAACTGCTCTTCGTTCTTGCTGATAGCGTAAACGGCGATCTTCAAAGGCTGTCCCCTCTTACTTCTTCAACTGCTCAAGCAGCATAACGCGAACGTGCAAATCGCTGATTTCGCGTTTTAGTTCTTCTTTCAAGTTAGCCCGACGCTCAGCGGAAAGCGGGGAGTCCGTGGGGACGCCTTCTTTGGTGATAAGGGCGGGCATAGCCGCTTCAACCTTAACCAGCCGCTCGTTGGCCGACGACACTTGCCCTAACACCCAAGCCAGCGCGGCCACGATGATCGGGATTACCGCTTTGAGTACGTCTGCCCAACCCATAGAGCCTCCTACGTCCAAGCAAATATAATAACGCCGCCGCCAACCGCGCCAGAAGTGCCGGGGGCGCTCGCACCATCGCCACCAGTACCATACGCCGTGCCACCAGAGGCACCACCAGCGCCGCCCGCATTGCCGCTGCTGCTGCTGGTAGAGCCATTTCCGCCAGCAGACCCGCTGGTGTTGGTAGAGCCGCCAGAAGCCGTACCGGCAGTGCCGCCCGCGCCGCCGCTACCAGAGTCCGCGCTGCCACCGGCCCCACCACCGCCGCCCGTGAGGGACACAGCGCCAGCAGCAAGCGATCCGGTAGTGGTCGAGGAAACACCGCCGGACGTACCAACGGAATATGCTATGGTCGTCGACCAATCGCCCGACGCAACCGCTCTGGTTATATTTGAATAACCCGCCCCGCCACCACCGCCGCCGCTGTTGTAGATGTCAGAGCCAAAATCGACGTAAGAACTACCACCAGAGCCACCCGCGCCAACCACAGTCAGGGTCAGGCTAGTCGCGCCTGTGGGAACAGTCTCGTTGCCCGACCCAGTGGTGTAGGTGTTGGTTACTGGCGTGAACTTCGTTGTGCCGTAAAAATTACGGATGCCGATCGCACCAGAAGACGGCACGGCTCCGTATGTGCCGCTGGTCCCCGGAGGAACATAGGCACCACCGGCATAATACTCTGACAGCGAGATGGGGTTAGAACCACCAAACTCGCCCTGAATATCGCTCAAGCTAAGAGGGCCGCTGGATGGCAGCGTCATCAGATGCTCCCATAAGCCGTCGAATTACCCAAGGCGATGAAGTTACCAGAACTGTCGATGCGGGCGATGTTGGTGGAACCGTACTTGATGTAGAGATAGCCGCCGCTTTCGACGATGGAGAAGCTGGCCGTGGCAACGCTTGCCGCGCTGCCCGTGACGCTGATACCCCAAGAACCGCTGGCGCCGGACCCCGTAGTAGACGGGACGCTGAGAGCCGTTCTGGCGTTAGCGGCGGATGTAGATCCCGTTCCGCCATTGGCGATCGCCAGCGTGCCCGCCAGCGTTACGGCGCCTGTCGTGCCAGTGCTGGGCGTCAGGCCAGTGGTGCCCGCGCTAAACGATGACACGCCTGCCGCCGCCGAAGATGCCCAGCTCAAGGTGCCGGAGCCGTTGGTGGACAGGAACTGCCCCGAAGTGCCGTCGGCTGCAGGCAGCGTGTACGTCGTGCTTCCTGCTATCGCGGCAGGGGCCAAGCCCACATAGCCGCTGGTGCTTCCGTACAGGCGCAGGTTGCCCGTGACGTTCAAACCCGTCGTGCCAACGTCCAGTATCTTGGTGCCGTTGACCGAAAAGCCAATGTTGTTCGCGCCGATGCGGTACATGCCGCTGTCGTTGTCGCTGGCCCACGAGTAGGCGGGCGCACTGACAACACCGCTGATCGACAGAAACTGGTTGCTGTTGCCGATGCGCTCGCCGGTCATTAGGAGATCTCCATCACGGAAAGCACCACGTCGCACGCGGCGGCGCAGGTGACGGTGATGCTGTCGGCCGCCTCGAGGACGATGCGGTTGTTGTTGTTCAGGACGTTCAGGTTCGACGCCGCCGGCACCGGGGTGGCCAAGCACAGGTTGGCCGTGACCGTGGCCGAGCTGTCGATGACCTTAACGGTCGCCGTGGTGTCGGCGCCGGCGGCGTTCGCGACCACCAAGCCGATGACCGTCGCCGTGGTGGCTCCGGGGCAGGTGTAGACCGTCTGCACCGTGGTGACGCTGGCCTTGACGCCGTTCTTGAAGGTATTTGCCATGTTCTAAGTCCTTTGTCTTTCTGCGGGCCGGCCTATGGGAAATTGCCGCCAACGGGGTTCGGGAAGCCCTCGGGGGCCGCTGTGCCAATCTTAGCACCCGCCGGGACGGTGGTCGATGTCCACGGGGCTAACTGCATGGCTACGGGTCAGACGAGACCGGGTTAACCTGCGGCGCGGCCTGCTTCTGGATTTCGGCAATTACCGGGGCAACCGTGATGTAGGGGGCATTGCCCAAGGCCTGCATGATGATGTTGACCTGTTCGATAGTGAGTTCGAGGTTCATTAAACGCTCCAAGGAAGGGGTGGGGTTACGACAGGGGGATTGACCTGATTGGCAATGTTAGTGGCAAGCGAGGCCTCTGTGGTCGCCTGATCGACGCCGTTGGCCCAGACCCAGCCCTGTACCTGAGTTTCGGTCAGATCGGCATAGGGGGTGTATGGGTCACCCGCAACATAGGGGACGCTCACGGTGCCGTACTGGGTGGCATAGTAGGTGCCGTCCGTGGCGTTACAGCGCCAGCCCACGGTGAAGACGACATCCGTCTCGCCTTCCGCCTCCGGGTAGCAGGACATATATTCGACGATCCATGTGTATGTGTTAGCCATCATTTATTCTCCAGTGCTGAGAGGCGGGTGGTGAGTTCTTGGATAGCGGCGACCATTAACGGGATCACTTCGGTGTAGCGCAGAGACAGGATGCCGTCTGCATCCATGCTGACCGCCTCTGGCAGAACCTTCTGCACATCCTGCGCGATGAGGAAAGACCGGCTCATGCTTTCGGCATCAGTCTTGTAGCGGCCAGTAACGGCCCGCAATGACCCAACCTTTTCCGCGCCGGACTGAATTGTGGCAAGGTCTGTCTTTAGAGCTTCATCGGAAACAGCCGCCCAAGCCGTAGCGGCGGACGCCAAAGTTACACCGCCGCTGCCACCAGCAATTACATAGGCTTGGTTATTTGCGAGCCACTGGATGTTTGGCGTACCGCCGCCTGTGCTAATGAACTTACCAGCTTGCGTCGAACTACCGCGATAGAAATCTATCAGGCTTGCTGTATCAGTATCTACTCGCACAACAATTGCACCGCCTACTGTACCATTATTATAAGCCGACAGAACATTAGTTGTGCCGCGAAATTCTGATCTAGCAGTAGCCCAATTTGATGTCGTCCCCACCAGCAGATTGCCGCTGGTGTCGAAGCGGGCGACTTC